GTTTGCCCTTTGGGGTAATGCCTTCAGCCAGCGGGGCGGATGCTCTCGCCAGGGAATTGTACCGCCGCCATTTGACAGTCTTGGTCTGGTTTTTGCGGAGAGGATCTTTCTGCCCAAATCTCTCAACAACCATCAGGTGTTGGCCTCTTTTCAGAAGCCGCTTCATTGCCTTGCCAGCAGTTCTCGGGGAAATGTCCCCGTAGCTCGTAGTCTCACTCATAGTCCTAGATCTCCATTTTAAGGGTTTAAAAAAGAGTCTCTAGGACTTCTCAAATTTATATCAGGGCAAAACGCCCTGGTTTATGCCGCCGGGATCTTCATGATCCGACAGAGTTGTTTGCACCTGGGGCACAAATGTTCAATGGCCCCGCCACTTCCAATGTCACCAACACAGAACATACGGTTGCAGACCTCGCCTTTCCGCCTGCCGTTCTGGATTATGTTGGTACACCGGATTTGCTTCGATCGGCAAATGGGGATTATTGCATCAGTCGTCTTCATTGAATGATGCCTCCGCATCGTCCGGGTCAGCACCACCAGACTTTTTGACCGTTGGCTTGCTCCGCATGGTTCCTTTGTGCAGGTCATCGGTCTTTTTCTTCTTGTCTGCCGCCGTTTTCTTTAGTTTGTCCACATCCCCTTTGGTCTCAGTGGCCTTGTAATAATTCAAAACCATAATACCATCTGCCGGGTCTGACATATTCTGAGCGATCCGCTGAATGGGAGCATCCTGCTTTTTAAGCCATGCCGTAAATTTAGGATCGGCGTTGACCTTTTTAGCGTCAGGATGGACCTCTGTTATGGCACCCCAAAACTCGCTATCAGATACCCTGTCTGCAAGCTGGGCCACCGCTTCGCCAACCTTTGAAACACCCTTCAGCCGTTCATCTATGACTTCAGCGACAATCTTCTTTGCTATCCGCGTTGCCAGAACAGTTGCAGCCGCGTAATCGTCCGGGTAATCCTCTTTGTATTCTTTCAGATTTACCTCTATGCCACCGACCTTGATATTTTTATCCGGCAGGTCAATGTCATCCAGGTCACCGAACTCACCAGTATCAACCTTGGCAACTTTGTCGGCAGCTTCCTTTTTTTCCAAAGCGGCTTTGTCATCAACCTCTTTCTTTTCCTTGGCCACCTTTTCAGCTTCCGCGTCTTCCGAATCGTCATCGATTGTCTTGATCCGCTTATCCAGTTCATCGGAATACTTCGGCGTTTCATCTGCCTTTTCCTTGGCAACTTTGTCGCCAGCTTTCTTTTTCTCTGCCTTTTCGCCCGGGTCGTCCTTTTTATCCGGGTCGTCTTCGATGATGTCACCGTTCTCGTCAACTTCCGGCTTATCGTCCTCGTCAAAGGAAGATTCAGCGTCGTCAACAGGTTCTTGCTCTGCGATTTCTAAATCTTTATCGTCTGGCATTTTGATTTCCTTTTTTATTACACCACCCGGTATTACCCGGGTGGGGTTAGATTAACCGTTGTTTAGGTTTCGATTGCCGGCAGTATTGTACCCGACTTGGCAACTGTGCCTGTACAATAATTATCGAAATGCTGAAATGTGAGAGTCGCGGTATCAAAAAGCTCACCCGTGGTATCAAGAGAACCGCAAAGATTATTTGCCACGGTCCCGGTACAAGTACCAGAACTACCCGTCATGAATACGCCGACTGTCTGAGCATTGTTGTCACCAGTCAGGTTCAAAACGTTCCCGACAATCTTTGCACCCAAAGCAGTCTTGGCAGCCAGGATTATAAAATGGCCGACATCGGCAGCGGACGCCTGATTGTCAAAATTGCCTACAACCGTCAGCCTGCTAATATCTCCGAGGATTGAAATAAACGCCAAAGATGCCGTATCAATAGCGATCCTTTCATTGTTTATAATGGTAAGGCCGTCGGCTGCGTTGGCCGTGTCATCATTTTCAAAGATGCTGAGAAAGTTCATGTTGGCCGCGGTCTCATAAAACGAGCACCCTTCCATCCTGAAATTAACCGCATCGATATCGATGGCCTTGGCAATATCTGCATAATTCGCAGTGAAAATAAAATTCTTAACCGTCATGTTGGCGCCGGTGACATAAACGCAAGCAGTTGCCGCCGTGGTATAGGTAATGGTCGGTCGTAAAGCACCATCCCCCAGGCCAATAATTTCAACCCCAGCAACATCAAGTGCAAGCGAAGTTGCCCCAATGACAGTTTCAGTGTATCCCGGCATGACATAAATTTTATCCCCCTTGCTGGCCGTGCACTGGTCGAGGGCATAGGCTATGGTGGCATAAGGTGCGTTATAAGATGCACCGTTCTGCGGCACATTAGCGCCGGTCGAGGAAGACACCCAATACTCATCAGAATACTGGACACTGGAAAAATCAGCCTCATCACTGGACACGGCCTTTTTGAAATCCACCGTCTGCATAAAGGTTACGTCACCCGTGAAGGTTACCGGACCCCTAATAGTCTTGCCGAACGCAGGACCAGTAATCAGGACTGAAACAATTACCGCTAAAAATAACCATTTTAATCTTTTCATCTTTCGTCTCCTTGTTTAAATTTCGTTGTCTGGCAACTGGTCTATGTATTTTCTGGCTTCATCCGGCAATTCCAAAACCCAATTCAATGCGTAAATCATGCCGGCCTTAAATCTAAAATCTTTCTGAACGTCATCGGACACAATTGGATGCGTCTCGTTCTGTTGCCTGATTTCGTCCCGTTTCGCCTCTACCCCTTTGAGCAACTCCCTGGCCGCACCTATCTGTTTTATGTCGGCAATGTTCTGGTAATACCGACCTTGGGGTATGTAATCCTTTAATTTCACTTCTCAATTTTCTCAATACGCTTTTCAATGTCTAAAATCTTATCAACAATAAACTGGTCCCGATCCTTGGTGGTATTGACAGCTATTCTAACCGCCTCGGTTTCAATCGCTGCCCGGATATCAATTAAAAGTTCAGATTGCTTTTCAGCGTTCCATTGCATGAACTGTGCCTTATCGGTGAATACCGGCGTTCCATCTTCAAGGTATTTGACAGGTTTAAGCTTGGTCACTCTGGGCCTCCTTGGGTTTCTCAGGTTTATTTTGCTCGACCTTCTTCAATACCAAATCATTCTCAAACTTTTCCTCAAGCTTGTCGATGTCACCCTTAATCTTGGCGTCTATCTCGTCCATCTTTCGTGCGTGCTCTCGGTCCTTGGACTGCTCTTCCATGGCGTTTTCTTCCTGGACTAAGGCCTTGATCTTGGCTTCTTCCTCTGCCTGCATCTGCGCCCTGCCTTGAGCATCAGCCTGCTTTTCTTCCTCGGTCTTCATGGTCTGGGCCGGGTCGATGTCAAACGCTTTCCAGATTTCTTCCAGTACGTCCCGCACCTTTGTTTCAGCCAGCAACACTTCGGAGTTCAAAACAAGATTCAACCCCTGCATTAATTTTTGAAGTCGTATCACCTGATTCTGAAAACTGGTGAACCCAAGAGCCTGTGCGATATAGTTGCCTTTGCCTTTTTTGATACCAGGGTCTTGCATGTTGTATTGGTAAAAATCCGTAACAGCCGGCTCAACCAACCCTTCATCAAAGTTTTTAATGACCCCGCCTATATATTTTCCGGCATTGGCTTGGAGCATATTCATTTCACCCAGGGTGTCGGCTTTTTGCTTGTCGTGAACAGCACCTTGTAAAATTTTGGGTATCTGGCTTGCTTCGTCAGAGTACCTTTCAAAGAGACCTATCAAATCAAGTAAACTCTGGCCCACATCCTGGATGATGATCTGTTGTATAGCTTTGCCGGCATCATCGCACTCGTCGGAAACCTCAAGCTCTGTGCCTGGTACAAATTTTCCATCCCAATTTGGCAAGAATTGACGCTTGACAGCAGCGACGACGTTGGCACTCAGTTTCTTATTGTCCTCAAAGGCCCTCACACCACCATTAATTACCTTCTGAATGGATCTCAAATTCTTAGGAATGCCGGTTCCGCTCGTTTCGTCCAGTGCGATTTCCCACAACATCCTGTAAAATGGCCTTGTCGATGGCTTGTTCCGGGAATACCGGACAACCTCATTATCAGCCATAAGCGCCATGATCTCAACTTCGTCCCCGTCATGCTCAAAGTCGGTAAAATCAAACGAACTTTTCCCGTGTTCACCCTTTTTCAGTTCTGCCTCGAACTCTTTCGCAATAATCCGTGGCACCCGGCCCCAAAACTCCAAACTCTGCATGGTCTTGTGGCGGTGCTTGATATTTCGCATACCAGGAGGCAGGGTGCTCGTGTCTTTCGATCCCTGCGTTTGTTCTGGCTGATCTGCTGATTCGATGGCCAGGTCTATGGCGTCGTCTATCCACAGGGAATCTTCCCCACCATCTTTTTTCTGCCTCAATTCATATGGGCTCATCATCCCACGTTGAATCACGCCTTGTCCGGCCTGCATGTCCTCTGTTTCTAGATCCCGGTATACCGACCAGTTTGAGATATACTCCCATGCCGGAGACGTTACCATTGTTTCAGTGGGCTCCCAAAGGTCTTGCCCGTCCATAGACTGCTCAAACCCAAACCGCTCGACCTCATGGACATAATATTTCCCGTATGCCTCACCATAGATTGCTGCGGCCATGACACACTTCATCAGCTGCCGGTCGGCATGACAATCACCAAACTGTTGCTCAATCAGGGCTTTCATGTCGTCAATACTGTTCTCAACCGCCTGTCTCTGTTCATCCGGCAATTCATCGAATACAACCCGGTCCCACGGAGACGATTTGAAAGTAAACGGTATCTTGCCGCCCTGCAAAAGAATGTCAATGACCATAGAGTAGGCTGTAAGAACCTTCATCTTGGTAATCTGGATTGTAGTATCAGATCGCCACCCCTCGGTTTCATCTGCTTTCCAGAAACCTTCAGTGACCCCGTTGAATGCATCCAGATCAATCTGCATGTCCTTTTCAACAGATGACTGCCGTTCCTTCTGCCATGCACCAAATAGGGTGTCTTTGATGTAATACCCAAGTCCTGTGAGTTCTGAATCTTTCATAAGTTAATTCTTTTTTGTTGCCTTTTTGGGTTTGGCCTTGTGAGATTCAAACTTTCCTGGTTGCGCTTGTTTCGCACTATGCTCTGCCAGTCGATACGCAATGAAATTCTCTTCAACCTTTGCCAACTTCTTTTCCAATCGCGCTACCCTGTCCAACAACACGATAAGCTCACCATCGATAAACGGTTTCACATGCTCGTTGATATACTTTTTCTGTGCTAATTCGCCTGCCATGTTGTGCCTCCTTTAGCGCCGAAGCGGAAAACGGAACATCCCCATCAATAAACATTGGAGCGCCCGGACCGCTGGCATAATCTGGTTTTTTTCGTCTCGCTTGATTGCCTGTAACTGCTGATACAACTCAGCTTCCTTGTCGTGCCGAAGTAGCCTTTGTTTGACCTGTGCCCATATCAGGTGTTCAGCGTCGGCATCATCACCCCAGGGCACTTCAACCAAGGACGGTTTGGGTGCAATCATCTTTGACCGTAACACATCCAGCCGCCATTTCTTAGATAACTCAAAATTCTGGTGCCAATAAAACTTTGAGCAGTAATAGTTTGAGAATGCATGGTTGATAAAATTGCTGATCCCGGGATAAGCTATTTCCTGCGTATCATTCCGAATCGGCTCAACCACCATAAACTCTTGCTGTTCGAATATCGTTACCACTTTCGTTTTTAAGTTCTGGCCGGCAACAATGATAAATCCCTGAGAATCAACATACCCGTCTTTCCTGAACGTGATAGGCCAGCACACACCGCCCCGCATATCGAACTCAGCCTGTGGGTAACGCAAGTCCTCTTCATCGAACTCAAAATAGAGGGTTACGCTGCCGCCGGTGTTTAGTATTGCTGTTTGGGGTTTTTCAATCAATGCAACTTCCCCCGGTTGACATCGGCCACCTGTTTATTGTTCAGCGTGATAATCTTGTGTGACTCCCCAATAGCATCCTGCTTTCTGAAATGCTTCGCCAGGATAATCATGCCGGCTGCCAATACCTGCATCCCCTGTTCCATGCTGTTCGCCGGGAAATTCCGCACCTGGACGTTGCCTTTCGGAAAAACGTCTACCATGATCGTAAACACTGGTTTTTCTTGTTTTGCTGCATTCTTTTGATGCTCTTTCACTCTTTGCCCTTCTGTTGTTTTGTTAACTCACCCGCCCGTGGGGGAAGTTGACACCGCCGATTGTTTCCACCATATTTCCAATACGTTGCATTTTTCGTGTTTTTTGCCCCATCAGGCCGCCTTGTCCGGCATATCAGCCAAATCAGTAGGGTCAAGCAATCCCTCGAACGGCGCGAAGGTCAACGCCAGCGCGTCCATTCTGTCTGTGGACCGTTTTAACAGGTCGCGCATGACATCTTTTCGCATTACCCTTACATATCCATCCTTTACCTCGTATGTCGGCACCAACATTTCCTCAATCAACGTCTCATCCGGGGGTAACATAGCCCCTGGGTCTGTCCTCAACCATTCCCTGAGCGACCATAATAGTTGATCTCTGAGTATTTTGAACCGCCCCAGCTCAATTTCAAACGTCGGAGAACTCGCAACCTTAACAGAATACACGTTCTTGCAGCCTTCACGGGTCATCTGCGGAGCCGTGCCGGACCCTAGGCCAGTACCATCAACATGACACGCCATAGTATCACGCTTTTTCATCTCCACGGCTGCCCGGTCCCCCGTCACCAAAGGATCTACCCCGGCCCAAGTAATCAGCTGCTCAACATACCCGCCGTAGCGAA